CTAGGATAGTTGTGGTTTTCGTGTCTCTTCTGATTGTTAAAAAAAAAAATCAATAAAGAACAACAAGACCTATCAACCCTATACTATCCTTACCTAATGTTCAACGGGAGGTGGGGAGGGGGGGGGATCCTGGTCTATAAGGGGATAGGTTTTGATTCTGATCTGGGCATTATTTGCGAAAATGCTAATGATCTTGCGGATCTAGGTCTATGTGAAACGATCAGGGTATGAATCAGAGAACGAAAAGAGATAGATCAGTAGAAGATAGGTAGGCGATATGTAATCGAATAGTAAATGTCGAGGAGACTTGGACCAGGAATTGCGTCATTGGGGTTTTAGCCTATTGTTCATCGCGCGAACATTAGGAAATCTGGCATGGATCGTGTCTAGAATAATGTTCAGCGAGTTTTCCACAGGTTTTTTTCGATAGTAGTTCATAGACTACAGACCCAGACAGGACAAATAGAGCTCTTTCCAGTCAACCAAGGCTAGAATGTCCTATAAATGTTCAGCGCGTTTAAAAATGATCTACGGGGCGATCGTTTGGCCTATACTAGCTTGCAAGTGGTAGGGTATCGAATTGATCTATGGGCCTTACAATTTGTTCTAGGGCCTATGTCGCACACTATACTATACGCACGGTGATCGATAAAATACTAGGATATATGACCACACCCAGACATTTCCATACCCAGACGTTCAAGTTCCTGGTCCTGGCGCTGGCCACAGTCGGTATCGAGGCCGACGGCATCAAGCTCAGCAGTATCGGGAGTGGGTAAATTTTACACTGAAAAATATTTTGGGCGATCCTGCACTTGGGCCTTGACAACGGTATTGAATGGGCGTATCATTCCCCTTGTAAGTAGCAATTGAGCTACTTGATTCTGACGATACGGAGATACACAATGGCAGACGAACAGAAGGAACAAGCGGCAAGCATCGTCACCGGCAAGGCCCCCGAGAAAACCGTGAAGGCCCTTCCGGAAGCGGTCATCGCTGCAATCGTGGACAAGCACCTCGGTCATCGGATCGAGTCGATCAAGATCAGCGCCAAAGTGTCCCCTACGAAGAAGGACGAAACACGCGAGTTCGACGCGCTCTACGCTCTGGACGCGCTCGGCATGGGCCTTTTGATGGGCGGCAAGATCGAGGCGGCATCGGAAGCGGAGAAGGACGACACGGTCGAGGTCGCAAAGGCGAAGGCGAAACTGGGTGCCTGCGATCACTTCAACTACGGTCGTATCTTGAACGTGCGCCAGAACGTGCGGACGGCGCTGGAATCGGATCTGGAAGGCCCGGAGAAGGCAATCGCCAAACAGGTGAAGGCCCTTGTCGATGGCGGCACGTTCGATACCAATCAAGAGGCACTCGAATTCGTGGTTGGTCGCATGAAGGCCCAGAACAAGCTGGCCGCCGATTACGTGTTCAATGGCGAATTGAAGTAGATCGCCACGCGGGTAATACGAAGGCCCTGATTGCCAAGTGGTGATCAGGGCCTTTTCCTTTCCATGATGCCAGCGTAGCCAGGCCGCATGATAGGTCACATGCCCCACAATTAGCTTGGCAGATCCACAGGCCCAACCGACAGCCAATTGTTTGACGGTCCAGCCCACCGACAGCAGACTCCCCCCGTCCCCTCCGCACGGGTCCCATATCCTGGGTAGGGGATTACTATCGAACGAGTATGTGTGCCCAGAAATAGGGTCCCATATCATAAGGTTGTGGTCTATGGGTCCCTCGACTAGAGTATTGATGAGGAAGGGATTTAATGTTCATCACGCGAACAATTCAAAATCGCAAAATCCCTAATCAATTCGGCACTTGCAATTGATCAGCCTTGAGAGTATACTGTTCTAGATCGCCCTCAGGCTAGTCCATCGATAAGTAGCAAGACGAGACGAAGTGTATCTCCGTATCTAGTAATAGGTGTAATCATGTCCTTTATGACACCGGAAGAATCGGAGCGGCGGCTGCAAGATCCAAGGAACGTTCTCTCGAGAGTTGATCGGGAAGTTCCTCTTGAACCTGTAGCAGTTCCCGCTCCTGTTGTTCCGGTCTTTGAGGCACCAAATGAATCTCTTTCCGGATTGGACGACGTATCGAGTGGGAATGGACCTGGGGTTCGGAGAGAGCAAGACAGTCCTTTATCTCCCACCGACCTCCTTCAACTGGACAAGATCATCGAGTCGGGTGGATTCTCGCGGGCCGGGAGAAAGAAGAATATCCCAAACCGCTCGCTTGAGGAGAATGCTTCCCTGGGTCTTTCCCGGCTCCTTCTGGGCGGGACTGCAACCGAGCAGATGTTCGGAGTCAGCCAGCCAGTCCTCTCTCATCTCACTCAAGGTTACACAGGCCCCATCGAGAAAAAGAAGGGCAATCGCAAAGACGACCTCCTGGATGAGATTTACTCGCAAGGGCAGGAGGTTTCGAAGCGAGCGTTCTCGAAACTGATTCGCTCTCTCGACCTTGTAACTGAGGATAAGCTGGGCGAGATCAAGGACGTGGGCAAGCTGGTCTCAGTCGCCAAGAGTCTTTCAGGAATCATCAAAGATGTCACGCCAAAGGATGGGAACCTTAACGACGGCGGGGTTCATTTCCATATCTATCGGCCTGAGCAGAACGACGAATCCACATACGACGTCATAGAAGTAGGGGCAAATGGATCCACTATTAGCTGACCATCCGGTTCTCGTTGGGATCAAAGGTTCCATGCTCGATACCCTTTCCCGTCTTCGTGGTCGAGTTCGTAAGGTGCGAGCTGACAAGGGATTTGGTTTCGTCGCGGGGGATGACGGAGTTGATTACTTCTTCCATCACTCAACCTTCAAGAAGTCGACGACGAAACAATTGAAGGACCTATCGATTGGGGATAGGATCGAGTTCAGTCCAATCATTCCGCCGCCGCAAGACGACCGGAAAGTCGGGCCGAGAGCGATCGAGATTGTTTACCTGGACGAATAGGACCCAATGCCTGTAGAGGTCGTAGGACGATATGAGAAAATCTGGAAGCCACACGACATCCAGGCGGAGTTCGTTAAGCTCCCGTTCTCAATCTTCGAAGCCCTTTACGGTGGTGCTGCGGGGGGAGGTAAGAGTGAACTTCTCCTTATGCTCCCAATCCTTTACGGTTGGCATGACGTCCCGGGATTCCAGGGCATTATCTTCAGGAAGACTTTCCCGCAACTCGAAGAGTCTCTTATCCCACGCTCTCACGGTTTCTATAAGCACCTTGCTGGACGCTATAACGACACCAAGCATGTGTGGACTTTCCCGTCTGGCGCAACCATTAGATTCTCCTATCTCGAAACTGACCAGGATGCCAGAGATCACGATACAGCTGAATATCAATACGCTGGATTTGATGAGCTCACGTCGTTACCGCATTCCCCTCACTTCAACAGATATATCTATATCACATCGCGGTGCCGCTCGAGTATCCCAGGCGTTCCTGCAATTGTTCGAGGAGCAACTAATCCCGGCAATATCGGACACATCTGGGTCAGGGACCGATTCGTTGGGCCAAATCCAAACGGACGGGTAATCATCTACGATAAGGCGTCAGAGACAAAGCGGATGTTCATTCCCGCTAAGTTGACTGACAATCCTTATCTGATGAAGTCGGACCCTGGTTACATCAAGAGATTGAATCTCCTCCCAGAGGCTGAGCGCAGAGCCAAGGTTCTCGGAGATTGGTGGGTTTTCGCGGGTCAGGTATTCTCGGAGTGGCGAGACCTTTTCACTGGGGTCAACTTTCAGGACGAGCCATCAAATGCATCACACGTCATCCCGGACTTCGAGCCTCCCCTCTGGTGGCCACGCGTCATCGCTGCAGACTGGGGATATGCCGCTCAGACTTGGGTTGGATGGGGTGCAGTCTCTCCCGACTCCAGATGTTTCCTGTATCGAGAATACGTCGCCGAGCGAGCTGACATTGCAGATTGGGGAGCTGATGTTCAGCGAATCTCTGAGCATGAGATCGATTCCATTCGTGTCAAGGTTCTAGACCCATCGGCGTGGGCCAAGAGAGGGGAACAGCGTTCAATCGCAGAACAGATCATGGATGCAACGGGCATGATCTGGGAGAAGGCAGATAACGACAGACTCGGCGGCAAGATGTTGATGCATGAGATGTTGAGGTGGAAGCAGAAGCCTCCCTCATACATTCCACAGGAGGGGTTCAATGTCGAGACTTTTCAAGAGGTCCTCCGCCGAAGTGGTCCAAATGCCGCGACTGAATATTACGAGCTCTTCCAACCGGAGCCCTCGGAAACAAACATCCCGAAACTCCAGGTATGTCGACGATGTGTCAACTTCCGAAAGACCATCCCTGCTTGTGTTTACGAGGACAAGGACGGGCAGGTTATCGAGGATGTTGCAGAGTTTAACGGAGACGATCCGTATGACGGGGGACGCTATCTAATCAAAGCGTTCCACAGACTTATCAATGAATCCAAGAGAAAAGGAAAGGCACATGACAAACTTGCCGAGATCATCGAGAACTTGGAGCGCACACAAGATTGGACTCGTTATTATCGACAGATGCACGCGTTTGAAGGAGCGTCTCACGGGCCTCGTCCGGTCTATCGTGGAAGATCCAGAGGCGTTGGTTACGTGGCCCACTGAGGGAGTTGCGTCGAAGATAAAGCTGATTCCCAGTCATAAGAGACTCAGGTATGCAATACAGTCTCTCAATGATTTCGAGAAGATGTATAACAGGGCAGAGGAAGAAGCTTCAGGTCATGCGAAGGTAATATCAGGATATCAAGCAATCCAGTTACAGAAGCAGGCGCAGATTGATCTCCTCGCTGATACAATCGCCCGACAGAACAAAGAGATTCAGGGATATCAGAGCACACAACATGAACACAAACAGACAATCGCAGACCAGTCTCATGTTATTGAGACAGGGACAATCGAGCGGAATGCGCTCAAAAAAGTCATCCGAGATTATGGAGCTACAAATGAGCTCCTGCTCACACAACGAGATCAAGCCATTGACGCTAAGCAAGCTGCGGAAGCTAGGCTTAGCGATCTCCAGGCAGCTCTCGAACTTGAACGGCAAAGATTCGATTCGTCGATTGTTCACGAGAGGGAAGTCACTGCGGGATTGAGGGACCGATTGGGTCTTTCTCCTCGTGACACTTCTCAGACACCGGTGAATCACAAACCAGTAAGTTCTCGGCCACCGACCTGGAATCAGCAGGCAGTCAATTTGGAGAGAGCAGCACAGAAGATAACGAACGACGCCAAGGAAGCCATCTGGAAGAAGAAGATCGAAGAAGCAGAGGCGAAAGATGCTGGAAACTCCGGAACTGCAGAGGAAAGCGCCCGCCCAACAGAGTAGCGAAAAGCTCCTGAAGGATGAGGATTGGGCGCAGGACCTCTGGACAATCGTAAAGAATCTCGAGCTAGCGGACAAATCTGCGAGGGATCGCCTCATTCGCAAATACCGCAAGCAGATGTTCTATTGGGATCATCTCCAGTATCTCTGGTGGAACGATACCGTCTACGATTGGAGAACTCCAGACCAGGCCCGAACTGACCTGACGGGCGATGACCGAGTTTCCATCGACCCCGCTCTCTACGCCAAGGTCATCAATATCTATCGCGCGCACGGTGAGATCATCATTGCCGCGATGAGTAGTTCCACTCCTAAGATTCAGTTTCCGCCAGACGACGCCGACAATCCAGACGATATCCTCTGTGCTAAGAGTAAGACGAAGCTTGCTGAGTTGATCCAGCGACACAATTACGCTGACCTACTCATGACGAAAGCGTTGTTCCTACTCTATAACCAAGGTCTCGTCTGTGCGTATAACGAGACAATGGAGTCAGAGGAATATGGAACCATCGATCGAGAAATCACCGAGGAAGTTCCAAAGACAAGACGTGACTACTTCTGTCCAGATTGTGGAATGGCGCTTGGATCTGAGCAGTTGGACTCTAATCTTCCACCGGACCCTGAGACTGGGATGGTTGGGGATAATCAGGAAGAAGATCCTGAAGAGACGATTGTGCCTGAAGGTGGAGAGGAACTCGAATCCTCCCCACAAATTGTTCAGCCAGCGAACATTCCCATACAAGAAGGAATTTGTCCTAACTGTTCCGGCAAATCAGGAACTGAAGTTAGAGTCCCTCTGGAGTTTGAGGACTACGACGAGCTAGCATCCGAGACCACAGGCTGGGAGAAGGAAAATAAGTGTCGTCAAATCCTCACCTTCTGGGGTCCGCTCAATGTCAAACTCCCTGCGTGGATTCGTCGTCTCAATGATTCGCCTTATCTCATCTTGGAGACTGAAGAGCACTACGCCAAGATGCAGAGTATCTATGAGGAGATTCAGGAACACATCGAACCTTCAGGCAATCCAGAGTATTCCGATCGAACCCATCGTGCGACGCCGGCGTATTCTGGGGACTTCCCGCGAGATCTGGTCACAGTTCGTCGCTGCTGGCTCAGACCCTGGGCGTTCAATACGCTTGGAGTAAAGACAGAAGATAACAAAGCTCGGGTTCAGGTTCTCAAAGACAAGTTCCCGAAAGGTTGTTACGTCGTCATCATCAACGATGGCATTATTGCAGAGGCCGTTGACGACAAGCTGGACGACCATTGGACTTGCACAGTTCATCCTCTCTCAGACGTTCTCCACGCTGAGCCAATCGGTGCGCCGGTTATGCCAGTGCAGGACATGACGAATGAGTTGGGCAACCTGACTCTGGAGAATATCGAGCACGCAATTCCTGAGGTCTACATCAATTCCGATACCATCGATTGGGACAACTACGAAAAGTCAGAAGCCCGTCCTGGCATGAACTATCCGGCGACCAAAATGCCGGGTGAGCCGATGGGCAATAATTTCCATGAGGTTAAAGGTGGCACCCTCTCGAAGGAAGTCGAGTCATTCGCAGACCGCTTGGAGAAGTTTGCGCAGTTTGTTGTTGGCTCCCTCCCCTCGGTGTTTGGTGGACAAATTGACGGCGGATCTAACACCGCCAAAGAATACGAGATGTCCCGGACACAAGCTCTCCAGCGGCTATCGACGACCTGGAAGATGGTCACGACTTTCTGGGTGCAAGTTATCGGAAAAGCTGTCAATGCCCACTCGGACTATTTGATGGAGTCAGGGCAGGATGAGCGGTGGACGACCCAGTCTGGCAACACGTTCGTCAATGTATGGGTGGAGCATGCGAAGCTCACTGGCAAGATTGGTGACGCCTACGCGGAAGGATCTGAGTCGCTCCCAGTCTCGTGGAATGAAAAGCGTTCTGCGATTCTCGGTCTCATACAGATGCAGAACCCGATGATCGAGTCGGTGATGTCAGACCCACAGAACTCCTCTCTGGTTGCTCGACTTGTTGGGCTTCCCGAGATGCACATCCCCGGCGATCAGGATAGAGTCAAGCAGCTCTGGGAAATCTCGAAGCTTATCGCCGAGGAGCCAATCGAGATCCCGAATGGGGTTCCGACAGCAATGGGCGAGGAGGGGTCAGATGTTATGCCCTCCATCCAAATCGATCCACTTCTCGATGACCATAAGATCGAAGGCGATACCTGCGCATACTGGCTCAAGTCAGATATCGGGCTGGACTACAAGATAAACAAGCCCGGTGCGTGGTTGAACGTCTATTCTCATTTCAAGATGCACAGAGAAGCCGAAGCAATGCTCGCTCCTGCTCCAGAAGAATCAGGTGAAGAAACATCTGACGAAAGTGAAGTTGAGGAGATAGGGGCATGATGAAAAGGCTTCTGCTTGTTCTCGTTTGTTTTGTAGCTCTCACTAGCAGAGCCTATGCCCAGGACTGGAAGGGTCAAACCTACAGCTTGAGCACATCGCAGCTCTGTCAGACTCTCGAACTTCCGAACATGGGAACTGGCGTCTGGCAGGTGACGGCGATCGCTGGCGCTACCATGACGTTCTCGGTTTCCACGCTCGATACAACTGCTCTCTACCAGACGATTGCGGGAACGAGCACGGCTGGTGTTCCGGCCTCTACTACGACAACGACTGGTGCGTGGGCTGCGGGAGTTGCCGGATATCGGTTCATGCGGTCCTGCATCGACGCTGGCACTGCTACTGTCAGGATGCACGCTACGGCAACGGGTGGAGGTAGTGGCTCTGGTGGTGGTGGCGGTGGTGGGGTCGTTACTGGAACTGTCAATGTTACCTTCGATGGTAATACGTTGAAGCTACATGCGACAGGAGATTCCACTATTCCTTATCTGATGCCCACAATCGCTTACAACGAAGATGGGACTGTGGCACAATTCGGGACACTCAATTATCATAACAATGCCGCACTGGTTAGTCAGGATGGTGTTGTTACGTTATGCAAGTCAGACCCTGGGGTTCCGACGGCCCTGAGCTTTGATACCAATTTGAGTTGGCTCCATTGTAACGATAAGGGAGACCAATTTGTCGTTCCTGCAGTAAATGGGACAGCACTGTTTGGGGCTGCGGCTGCTCTGGCTGACAATACGGCCAACCCTACACTGACAAAGATTGCTACCTATCCTCACTACCTTGATCCAGCGGGAACGTGGGATCGGTGGCCAGGATATGCTCCTTGTTCCCAGACCATCATTCGTTCGGACAATACGAACAACGATGATGAGACTGAGATCAAGTCAACGGCTGGAGTCATCTGTGGGATAACTGGTTGGAATGCTCATGCCTCAACCAATGCGTATGTGAGATGCACGAATGCTGTGGCGGCGAGCACGACACCGGGATCGACAGCAGTTATCTACGACGAGATTATTCCCTTCAGTTCAGGGATGATCGATACAAAAGTTGACGTTCCTTTCGCTACTGCTCTAACCTGCTACCTCGCAACCGGCAAAGCAGTGACAGATGCAACTGATCCTGGGTTGGATGATGTCGTTGTCATGGTGAGGTATCGGTAATGAGAAAGTTTCTAGTCATTCTACTCATTTGTCTTGTAGCTTCTCCTGCTGAGGCTACTTGGTCTTTGATTGAGAATGGTGCATTTGGGACTGCCACAGCAGCAGGAGCAACAGTAGGAGTAACAGGACTAGGCGCAGATGCACCGATAGGTAGAGTTGCTATTGTCCATTGTTCTGCTCATTATACAGGAGCAGGGTCATCTGGTGCTACGACAGTAATGTCAGTATCAGATAATGATGGAATCAATGTATATACTCGGTTAGTTGAGCGCACAGTCAATAATGCTACGACCGACCAAATAGCTGGTCTTTTTTATAGTCAGCTTACAAATATCCTTGAGACCACTGATACAGTTACTTGCAATACAGGTAATGGTTCATCAGAAGGAAAAGTAGTCAATCTTTGGATATTCTCTGTTTCAGCTGGTTCGACTGTAGCACCAGCAGGAACTACTGCACAAGGTTCAGGAACAAGCACAAGTTATTCTACAGGTGGTATTGCGAGTTTATCTAATATAGAGAGATTATGGCTTGGCGCAATTAGCATGAGCCATTCATCAGGCAGTATTACTTGTGATGCAACATTCACTTGTGGTTCGTCCCGATTAGCTAATACAGGGACAGCTTTGACTTCTCAAATTTTAAATACTGGTTATCTTGTTCAGACAGCTACAGGTGACGATTTCGCAGGATCCATCAGTGTTTCTCGTGTTTGGAATGATCTGGTAGCCGCATTAGAGGAAACTCTAGCTGGTGGAGCAACTCGTAATGTCGGTGGCATGATGGGATTTCCTGGAGTTAGACGATGAAAAAACTTGGACTCGCACTGCTTTCTCTCACGCTTCTGGGTATCCCTGTCAAGGTCGAGGCCCAGGCGCTCACTTCGGCCTCAAGTGCGACGGCACAAGCCTGCACGTCCATTGCACTTGGAACCATCACTTGGGTTTTTACGACGACCTATACGTGCGGTCGATACGCCACAGGAGATTTCTGGGTCACGAATTCCGGTGGCTCGACTGTCTCCATTAAGAGTATTAGTCCGGCATACACTATCGCTGCGGACGGTTCGGCGCGTAATGGTTCGATGTTGAATCCTGGCTCCTCGATGGCGGGGTATGGGTCGAACGGATTCGACTCTCGGACTATTGGACATTCCACAGGAGGCTTAGGTTATACCGCAGGAAATAACGTCGGGATTACGATGCCACTTGTGATTACTGAGGGGTCGTCGCTACTCTCCTCGGAATCCTATGGGGATACTCGTCCCGGTGGATCTCATCAATCTTACATCAAGCAGATCCAGGTCTTGACGGTCGTAACTGCCAATGCCAACGTAGGAGACTTCAGACCTTCATATATCGCTACGGTGAGCAAAGCATCGCCGGCGAATGTGAGCTCTATCGACTACGGTAAGTTACATTCAGTTGTTCCTCCTACAACCTTTACTAATACCTATAGTGTCGCTTTTCTTGATACTATCATGGTCGAGCCGCAGATTGAATTGGAGATGTCGACGAAAGGTCGTTACCTCCATGCAGGGGATAATTACAGTCCAAAGGTAGGTTTTTCTACTGACTATGGGTATGGACAGAATATTGGCATGGCTATCGGTGTTTTATCGATGGCAGTCAACAGTAACTATACTAATGGTCAGAAAGCGCCTTGGGTTATCAGACTTATCCAACACGGTATCGATCTGAGGTATGCGTTGGACAAGGCTACTGGCACTCCTCAGCAGGGAATCAGAATGCTTGCGGGGGGTTCTCATACTCCTGCTAAGATATTCGTGATGGCATTCGCAGGATGGATGTTAGGTAATGCGGACCTTGCTGCATGGGGAGATCATGCCCAACATCCGGTAACCAATGAATCGAATCAGTATTTCTACGTAGCTCAATCTGACATCTGTGCAAGCTGTAAGACTGGAGCAAGCTCAGCAACGAATTGCACTCCGGCCGAGCAATATCCTCAGTCCTCATTGAACGAGCCTGAGTGGGGGAGTGACCACAAGACTTCTCCTCAACAGGATAATCACAGTTTTACTTATCATGCTTGCTATCGAGATCAGGTAGGTCAGGCTACTAACTCTGAAGTCCTCGCAATGAAGATGATGGGGATGAAGTTAGCAGTAAATCTACCTCAGTTATTCGAATATTATGAGCAGCGGTATATGCCAGCCTCTTACTCCGAGGCAAATTTCGATACGAATACAATCAGAGACTGGCAGAGAGATTTCTGGCAGACTTACAAGGATATTACGCCGCCAAGTGGTGGGACACCTCCAACCAATGTCAATCCTACCTTAAACATTATCTCGGCTGTATCTCAGGAGACTACATCTACAACTGGAACCGTTACTCTATCCTATGCAGATAGCGATGGAACTGTATCTAGTGTGGCTTGGACGAGGACTGCACCTACCTCGGCGTCAGGTTCTTGCTCACTAGTTGCTGGAACCGCAACCTGCTCTGGCTTGACTTTGACGGGCGCGGCTAATAATGCCTTCTCTTTTATAGCTACAGATAACTCGGGGGGAACCTCTACAGCTGTCCTAGCGAATATCCTTCGTAGGACTTGTCCTGCTACTCCAGCAGATACTTTCGACGTGAATGGTGGATGGTCAAGTTCACTGGGTCCGTGTTGGCTGCCGATGACTACCAATACCATGAATATTGGTGTTCAAGGATATGCCCAGATATCTAGTGCATTGGCCAGACATCTTGCTTACATGCCTTGGTCTGGTGGAGCGCCGGACGATTACAAGGTTCAAGTTACATCTACATCAAACGTAACCGAGGTATCTTTCCTTCTGTTTGGATGTTTCAGCTCTTATACCTCTGCCGGCATTTACAACGGCTACGTAATGTCGATGCAGGGACTTGGGACTAACCTTGCTAGATACGATGCTGGCCAACGAGTTAGTCTTGCGCCGAATACTCAGGTCGCAGACGGAAATTGGATAGCTGGAGAAACAGGGACATTAGAATGCGAAGATACAGGAAGTAGTGTTATCCTTAGAGCTTACGATCAGAATAACGTTCTTATCGTGAGTGCTACGGATTCTACTGCTGGTAGATATACCTCAGGAGAGGCTTTTGCTGGTGGATGGGGTGGGGCTACTTTCGATGGTTTCGTAGCTACATCTATTGTTGGTGGTCCTGGTGCAGATACAACTCCCCCAACGCTAGGTGTTACTGTTCCTGTCAATAACCCAGCCGATACTAACGACTCAACATACAATCTCTTAGCTGGAACAGCAGTCGATAATGTAGGAGTAACATCGATTACTTGTTTGAATGTTACTACCTCAACATCCTGCACGGTTACTGGATTAGGTCCCTGGAGTGTGGCAAGTGTTACATTGACAGGAACCAACATCATCAGATTCCAAGCTTGTGATGCAGCAACGAATTGCTCTGTTCCATACGATGTTACATTGAATTACTCCGCTGCATCTTCAGGGACGATTTTGGTTAGTGATCCTGGACCGGCGAGAACTGAACCTTACTTCTTCAGAGGCGACCAGACGAATTTCCGTGGGGCCTGTTCTATGGGAACGGACCATGTAGAGATTCTTGTCGCAGGGGTTTTGATTGACCCAAGTGGAACTCCAGCTAGTTCTGCATTTGTTAGTGGGACCACAGCCTGGGTGACCATTCAACCTATTCCGATTCCAAAGAACGTTGGTGATATTGTTCCTGTCGAATTCCGTTGTGTCCAAGGCGATAGCAGTTACGCTTCGTCTATACTCAACATGAGTTCGCTGAGAGTTCCGAATAGAGGGAGATAGAATGACCAAGTTTATCAGTTCCGTTATCATTGCGCTCCTCCTGAGTGCGACTGTTAATGCTCAGGAGGCTTCGAAGCAGGAGGTCGATGCTCTGGCCTCACAGATAGCTCAAGTCGTAGCGCAGAACAAGCAGCTTCAGGATCAGATTGCTCAGCTGCGACAGGTCATGGCTCTGGAGCAGAATAAGAAGACAGGCAAAGAGCTTGTCCAACAGATGAGGGATGCGTGCAAAAAAGAGGGTGCATCCTATAAGGGATTCATCAATCAACCACAACCAATTCCGATCTGCAAGTAACAGGAGAACATAATGAGATTTCTCGATTTTCTTCAAAAGCATCCTCTCTTTTTTGAGGGAGAGGGTGGTGGTGCGGCTGGCGATGGGAATCTTGAAGGGGTCGATGATCTCAATCAGGATCTTGCAGCTCTTGAATCAGGTGAAGAAGAATCAGGCGAGGAAGATGAGGAGCTCGAAGAAGATGACGAGACCCCTACTCGGAAGCCCAAGGAACGGGCGAAGGATGATGGAGAGGAAGACGAAGAGGGGGACGAGGAAGATCCTGATGCTGACGAAGACGACGAGGAAACGTCAGACGACGAGGACGAGGAAGAGGAAGAAGATCCAGAGAAAAAGGGAGAGAAGCCTGGTGATGAGGATGCAAAGCCTGTCGTTGTAGGCCGCCCCACCGCCAAGCAACTCAAGGACGCTGGAGTCTTCAAACAGTTCCCTGCTCTCCGGGAGATGTATTTCAACTACCCGAAATTCCAGGAGCAGTTTGCGACTCCTGAAGACGCTCAAGTTGTGGTGACGAAAGCGGCTCACTATGACGAAATTGAAGAGCAAGTCCTCGGCGGAAACGTCAAGGGTTTCCTCGAGACTGTCAAGGAGGGGAGCGCTGAAGGATACAAGAAGTTTGTGTCCGGGCTGCTTCCTACGATTCGTGAGATGGATGGCGACGCATATTTCCAGAATGCTGTCGAGCCTATCATCCGCGAGATGGTCTTTCACGCGACGGCACATGGCAAGAAGATTGGTGGCAAAGAGGGTGAAAATCTTATCCGCTCTGCCAAGTGGATCTCCAACTATGTATTTGCCGATGGTGGGGAGATCCAGGACATTACAAAGGTCGGTGGGAAACATCCTGCGGAGGTGGCACTCGAGGAAGAACGAGAGAAAGCTGCCAAGCGGGAACTCGCAAGGGCCTCCGGCGATGTGAATGGTCGTATTGACCGGACACTGAAGATTGCGATTGGGCAGGGCATGAGTAATCGGTTGTCGGCGATTGAGCGTGAGTTCATTGTGAACAAGACGCTCGACGAGACGATGACCCAGATTAACAAAGACCCCCAATTCGGCACAAGATTTCGGCAATTGTGGCGTAAAGCCCGAACGTCCGAATACTCCGAGCAGAGTAAAGTGGCGATATACCAAGCGCTCGTCGCCCGCGCCAACCCGCTCGTGAGAGAGATCAGAGACAGGCTTACTCGTGAGGCGTTGAAGGGAAAGAAGAAGCCCATCGATGCAACAGGAGAGGAACAGACGAATCAAAAGAAGGTCAAGAAGCGGACATTTGATTCATCGGGTCGCGGTGGCGGTTCAGGACGTCGCTCTACGGTTCTCGATTCCCGTAAAATCGATTGGAGAAAGACGTCTGACTTGGACATCCTCAGCGACGAAGGTGGAGATAAGGTCAAGCTGAAGGGCCGTAACTAAACAAGGAACGCGACAATGGCTCAAACAGAGGCCCAGGTCGTCGGTGCTGAGCTCGAGAAGACCAAGACAAAGGTCCCCGTGCTCTTCGACCGCGACGCGTATTTCTACGGGAACATCGAGAAGCGTCCCGTGGATAAGGTCTCGGCTCGCGATATGCGGGTGCCCTTGGAACTTCGTCCTGGCGGTCGGTTCGGCTATTTCGACCCCGCTGGCGGAGACCTCGGACGTGGCGATGGTCCAACCTTCGACAAGGCGACTGTCTCCACGGTGCATCTGAAGTTCGCAGTCGAGTGGCAGAAGAAGGCTCAGTGGGCAACCGACGACACGCGCAAGTCGGTGGTCAACTCCTTCCGTCACCTTCTTGCAAAGTCGATGGGTGAGTTCCGTCGACAGCTCGATTCACAGCTGATGACTGCCGGTGATGGCGTCGTCGCTACCGTGACCTCTGTCGCTACGTCTGGCGGCAAGGACACGATCACCTGCACGACGGACGGCTATCGGATCCGCCTTCTCCGCTTCGGGCAGTATGTGTCGGTGTATGATTCGACGATCGCCGCCGCTCGCGCCATCACTCCCGTGTCGCCTGGTGACTCGGAAGGGACGGCTCTCCGTATCGACCTCATCGACATGTCGAACCACAAGTTCCGCGTCTCGGGGACTTACACCTCGATCACGGCAGGCGACAAGGTGGTGGTTGCTGGACTGTCCGGCGCCAACCCTGTGGGTCTTCTCGGGGTCAAATACCATCACAGCGATGCATCGACGGGAACGTGGCTCGGGTTCGCAAGGGATGTGACTCCCGAGATTCGCGCCAATCGCGTCAACGCCAATTCTGGCCCGCTCAAGCTGACGTATGCTCGCCTCTTGGTCAACAAGATTCGCGATCGCGTCGGCCTCGAGAACGGCGTCAAGATGCAGGCGTGGACGCATCCGGCGCAGGTGCAGGGGTTAGAGGAACTCGGACAGTCCGTTCAGGTCATCAACCGGACGACCGAGAAGAGCCCGAACCTCGATCTGTATTTCTCAGTCAATTCCATCGCCGGCACGCCCATCAAGGAATCGAACTCCTGGGATCGGACCCGTATCGACTGGGTCGTGAACGAAACCTGGGGTCGAGCCGAGATGAACGCACCTGGATACTACGAGGAGGACGGCGTGAAGCTGTTCCCCGTCCGTGGTGCATCCGGTGGCGTCGCTGCCGCTTCTCTCTTTTACATCGTTGTATCATTCAACACCTTCGTCGACAATCCAGCGATTTGCGGTTACATCGATTCGCTGGAAGTGCCGTCGGGCTACTGAGGAGACTGCGAACATGGCATCACCTGCTCTCTGGCCCAACTTCCAGCACCTCGGGACAAAGGAACTCGGCATTCACGGAGGCACTGTTGCTTCCGTCGCCGGTCTCCAGCCTGCGGTGACTGGATGGTTGACGGTCGTCTCCGGCACGAACGCGATCACAACCTTCGGCCTCCCTTACGAGGGATTCGAGGGAACTATCGCGCTTCGTCCAACTGGCGCTTTCACCGGTGCGACTGGTGGAACTGGCACGGCGACGGCGAAAGCAATTGGTCTGGCGTTCACGGCGGTTGTGGGGAAAATCCTCTTCATGACCTACGACAAGAACTCCGGCCTCTGGTATCCAAGTTACGTGTCCTAGTCGAAAACTGGGATGCGTGATAGGTGGTGGGAGGGGAGTGGTTGCCCCTCCTGCCATCTTTTAGAGGGATTATGAACGAATCACGGACCGGACACAATATCACAGACCTCATAGTAATCGAGGGCATCAACAAGAAGTTAGCTGAGTTTGGCTCTACTCTTGATGGGCGTCCACTCTTTCGAATCGCATGGACTAGCGATCAGCACGAAAAGAGAATTGGATGGCATGAGGAGTATAGCCCGTCAGGTAACATCTTTATCAGGAAGTGGTTTGGGATGAAAGACTGTCTCAAATATTCCTACTGTATGCATCGGTGGGCACTGGAGCGTTTGACGTTTCTCGGCGATAACAAGATCATGGAGATGGAGATTGAAGGCGCCAGAAATGGAACCTACGAGCTCATTTATCTTTTCCAAGATCCGCAGGGGAATGCACTTCCTGTTGTCTGGTGGGCAGTTGATCTCATCATGGTCTGTTTGCAGCAGGGGCCAGGATACACCCGTGGGAATGAACGGGAAGACCTCAGAAAGAAATTCGAGGAGAACGAGGATAAGGAAGTAGAAGCTTATCTAGGAGAGATTGGAAGATCTCCTCTTACGTCATTTGAGAACTTTGCCTTCCAAGAGTCTCACAAACAGCAGATGTGGAGTAGATAATGTCAACAGCATCACGGCCCAGAGTGAGAGACGTTTCAACAGTTGTATCCATCCTTCCCTTTTCTATCAACGAGAGCAAGCCCGGTCTCATTCCGGGAGAGTTCAAGATGGACAAGGTCAAGGCTGGTGACTTTCAGCTTCTCGTTATCGAGAGGTGCCAGCACGCCGTATACCTGGATGAGTCAAGGCCACGGCTGATCGTGCCTGACCCGTCGGATACGGTGGCGGCATCCATCGTCAACGACTTCAAGTATTCCAATCATGGATTCGTTTCCGGGGTCGCCGAGCCGGGCCTCTCATGGGTTTACGGAGAGTTCCCGAATACTCCCGAGGGCAAAGCACTCTTCAAGGCACAGCACGCAGCGGTCCTCCTGGAGATGGAACGCCTCCAGATGAAGTGGTTCGAGACCCTCGTGTTCGCCGCCGACGATGACTGGGCAAAGTATCGACGCCATTCTCTGATCACCCCGACTCAACGCTACGCTGCGATGTCGATGGGATTGACCAGCAAGGAATGGCTCATCGAGCAGGAGATCAAGGAAGCCCAGAGTCGGTGCAAGTTCTGTTTCACGATGGTTGATCCTCGGGCAGTTGTGTGTGCTGGCTGCCACGGTGATCTGACCAAAGAGAAATACTCGAACGTGACCTCTCCGGCGGCTCAGACAGTAACGAAATAAGTTCGCCGGATGAACATTAGGAAGGCGCATAATGGCGACAACAGCGGCAGCAGCGATAACACTCGCCCAGTCATTACTTCACGACTCTGCGGGTATCAGCTACACAACAGCGAAACTCCTCCCACTGCTTGCGAAGGCGTATCGGGAGCTCCAGGTTAAGCTGACGAAAGCTGGGATATCGACTGCCCGTGAAGCGTCGACTTCCCAGACTGTGTTAGCCAATGTCGTCGCTTTGACTGACGGTGCTGGCCTTCCAAATAATTTCCTTTATCCTGTCGAGTTGAAGGAGAGGGGAAACACGTCGGAGCAATGGTCGACGATGACAGAGTATAACTGGGAGCCGGACTTCGAGCGAGCTACGACTCTCCGTTATTACTCTTTTAGGGAGGAACAGATTCATTTCGTCGGGGCTACCACAGATCGACTCCTCTACATGAAGTATTGGAAGTCACTGACGCCAATTACTGCGGACACAACTCCACTTGAAATTGCTGATAGTGACATCTATCTTGCTTCTAGAACTGCTGCCATTGCCGCTCTGGTTCTTGGTGAGAATCCTACAAGGGCTACGGCGCTCAATCAGGACGCACAGCTTCTCTGGGAGGATCTCAAAGGGATCAGAGTAAAGGGCAGACAATCTATGCCGGTCCGAAGGAGAGTTAATCGTTACCGTCAGTGACCTTTCTGTTTGACTGGGCGATTGCCCTGGAAGGAACCAAATGTCTGTTCTCACGAAACTCACTGCTGCAAGCTATCAGGCCGACCTTACTGCTCGCATTCGCAATGCACTGAGGTCAATCACCGGGAGTGGCGCTCCTGTCGATGGAACGGATGGAGCTGGGTATGCTGGTCCTGGCTCCGAATACATCGACATCGTTACTGGGTTCTCCTACTACAACGTCGGAACAAAAGCTGCTCCAATCTGGCTTCAGAGGGAGGCAGGTCAGACCAGAGTCGTATCTGGGACGATCAGTTCTGCCTTCATCACCGGCACGTCGGCAGGACAGCTCGGCCACGCAAACGGTTACGAGATGGTCGCCGCTGCGGGTGCTCACATCGTCAATGACTGGATCTCAACCATCCTGATCAACGACTTCGGCGTCGCGGCATACACGGGCGGTGGCAACACGACCATCAACATCGGCGGCGGTGGCGCGGCTCTATCTGGTCTGGTCAGCAATGCCAACTTCATCCAGGCAGCTGCGGACAAGATCATCAAGTTCGTGCCTCTCGCAGCGACCTTCCTTACAATCACCGAGAACACTGGGATCAATCTGGTGACGGCATCAGCTCCGACCAATCCTGGCACGGCGGTTGGAGTCTTCCGATTCATCACGCTCTATCGTCAGGTTGCTACCGGACTGTAAACCATGAGAGATCATGAGGTCAAGCGGATAACTCGGTTTCGTGGTCTCCATCTCAATGGGGAGGAAGAGGTCTGTCCGTTAGACTTCTCCCTCTCCTGTTCTAATCTGGAGTTTACTAAAAGAGGATTCAGGACAAGGATAGGTAGCACCCTCGACTATTCGATTGCCAGTGTTCGTAGAGCTGCAATCTTCCGTATCCCAGGACAGGCACAGAGACTTCTTATCCTCAATAGCGTAGGAGAACTATTCGACTCGACAAACCTTGGCGTGCCTATCCTGACCATCGGCGCAATGACCGACTTCTCAGTGGTAGTGATGTATGGTCGTGCTTATATCACCCCCCATGATGGTAAAGTCGGATTGCCTGGAGAGATAGTCTATGTTTACACTGGGGCAGGAACCGCCAGACCCGCAGCAGGAACTTCTCCGACAGGCTTTACTCTTACAGCTGCGAACTCTCCTAACTCTGGAAAGGTTGAGGCTGGAATTCATCTCATTGGGGTATCCTATATTACCAATACGGGATTTATTACAAAGCCCTCAGGATTTGTTTCTATTACAAATATTGGGGCCAGGAAGCTTGACATTAGTAACATCGGAACCGGACCGGCTTATGTCGTTGCTAGAGTGCTTGTATCTACTAAAATCGTTGCAAGCTTTAATGGAGACTTCATTAACCAGACTTACTATCTCATCCCTGGCGGACAAATAGACAATAACGTCTCAACTACCCTCACTGTCGATTACTACGATGCGGACCTAGTTCAGGATGCCTCCTTCCTCCTTGAGCAATTGGAAGAGATCCCTGCTGGAGTTTGTATCACGAACTATAATAGTCGGCTTTGCGTGGGCGGATCAGACGCTGAGCAATCAACTGTTTGGATTTCTAAGAAGGGTGATCCTGAGTCTGTAGATGCAGCAGAAGGATTCCTTGAAGTCAATCCTGGTGATGCGGGAGCTGGCGTCAGGAATATGTATACCTACAGAACTCAGCTAATTATCAACAAGAGTCAGCGAACTTACTACACTGTTGACAATGACCAGAATGCAGTGTTTTGGAAGCCAGATAATCTTGATGCTTCCCACGGTTCTGAGTGTCATGGTGTAGGAAAGATTCTGGACTTTGGTGAGACCATTGAGGACAAGACCATTGTAGCGACTCGCTCTGGTCTTCGTCTATTCAATGGCACATACGCAACGATTCCCCTCACAGTCAACATTGACGATCTGTGGAGCAGAATCAATAAGAAATACTTCCACACTGTAGAGGTAGCTGTCGATTCTGAGCATTCTATGATCTATGTGAATGCTCCAATTGATGGGCAGACCTCTCCTAGTGTCGTCTTAGTTGGCGATTTTAAGGAAGGCCTAGACAGTGAGAACATAAAGTGGTGTCCTTGGTCATTTCCAATCTCGGCTCAGACTATCGTAGTCGATGAGACCTTCGCCACAGAAGAACCAGTATTGAAGATTGGAGCCTATACTGGGAATATCTACAAGATGGATCCGACTGCTACTTCAGACTTTGGGTATGCAATTGATAACTTCTATCAGTTTGCTTTAATCCCGAGTGACCTAGCAGAAGATACAGAGGAAGGAATATATCATTTCGCTGGTGTCATACTAAACATCAATGGAGCAGGGGATCTTCTCATTAGTGGTAGGAATCAGAATGCAGCCTCCTTATTTACTGCCACTCCGATTACATTATCAATCGTCAAAGGAATAGACGAGGCAAGATTATTCGATTTTACAGGACAGAAATGTTCTATACTCATCCGCATGGCTTCAATCAATGAATACATGATAGTTAGTAAGTTCGGACTCCTGACCACTTGGCTCTGGGCGGACCATGCCTGATATTAGTGCCAAAGTATTAGGCGAAATTGCTCCTATTAGGCGTGAAGATCCGCGTCTCTATAATGCTTTGGAGTTGCTCAATAAGCAGGTCCTTAGCCTTACAATTGACGTAGAAGGTTTGGATGCTTCGACTAGCCTGGACCCGACAGGTGGAGAGGAACCACCGGATACTCCTACAGGTTTCACTGCTTTCTCTACTGGGAGGGCAGTTCGTTTCAATTGGGTGGCTACAGTCGGGGCTACATTTTACGAGGTAAGACAAGGGTCATCTTGGGATTCTGCATCATTCAAATTCAAGACGGTTAACACTCAAGCTGACATAGACCCTCTCCTATACGGGACTTATATCTTCCTTCTCAAATCGATAGACTTAGACAATAACTATTCTGAATCTGCGATCGCTGTAGGATTCACAGTTCCTCTTATCTCTGGCGTCCCCATTTCGCCACAGGTAATTGACAACAACGTCCTTCTCTATTGGACTGAGCCGCCATCTACATTCATCATCGACCATTATGACATCTATAAGAACGGGACAAAGATTGGAAATTCTCGAGGGACATTCGCATCAGTCTTTGAGTCAACCGCAGGAGTCTACACCTACAAGATCATCGCAGTTGATATCGCAGGGAATGAGAGCGCTAACTCAGAAGTATCAGTAACAGTTAACCAGCCGCCAGACTTCATCCTTGAAGCTACCCATCTTAGTATTTTTGACGGGACCCTCAACAATGTAATCTTGGAGACAGGAACAGGTATCCCCGATAAATTGGTAGGTCCGGTCGATACATCCAAGACCTGGTCTGACCACTTTACGGACAATAGCTGGACCACTATTCAAGATCAGATTGATGCGGGCTATCCCTATTATGGGCAACCCTCGAAAACAACAGGAACTCCTCCAGGTTACTATGAGGAGAAGATTGATTTTGGAACCATCTTCTCGGCTACGATTGCGACGGCGACCTTCAATTTCAATCAGGTCCATGTCGGCCATGACGTTACAATCGTTGTCAAGATGGCCTGGTCGGATGATGACATAACTTATACCTCCTTCACATCTGGCGCGGTTCAGTTTGTGACGAACATGCGCTATTTGAAGGTGAGGCTAGAGTTCAATCCGGCAGATGATCATGCGTTGATTGAAGTCTTCAACTTTGTCGTTACCATCCAAACCAAACGTGAGAATGATGGCGGCGAAGTAGATGCACTCTCAACGGATGTAGGTGGAACATCAGTAGCTTTCACTAAGGACTTCAAGGATATCGAAACGGTTACTGCTACAGTGAAAGATATCGTGCAGTATATCGTAGTCGTAGATTTCGTCGATGTGCCAGACCCAACAGGTTTCTCAGTCTACGTTTTCAATACGGCAGGAACTAGAGTCTCCAAAACTGTTGAGTGGCACGCAAGGGGAGTCGTATGAAGATTAGCCTAGACATTCCAGACGAGTTCGTTCCAGGCCTCACGATAAAGCTGGATAAGCATAATCAGGACAAAGGTGCTAGCCTTACTCTTGATGAGTTCATATCTTATCTACTTGGTCAGTGGGCACGGCACGCGGTCACTAAGGACCGAATGTCCAGGTCCAATGAGGTCACGAAACTTGTCAGTGGCCTCTCAACTGATCAGCTAAATGAGATAAAGGCAGCATATGGACCTGGCAACAAGCCCTGACGAACTGTTCATGCTTATCGGTAGTCGTGAGTTTACGATTTATCGACAACAGAAACGTATTGAGGAGCTAGAGGAAAATGCCCGGAGACTGGAACAAGCCCACAACGAGCTCCTTATACAATACCGAGGTCTTACAGAATCTCCACCTGAAGGACCTGGACGCGATATCCCTCTGTCTAGCCGACCCGACGAATATGGTGGACGGGATGATCAAGCTCGTCCGTTCGCCAAACGTAAAATTCCAAGAGAGAGCTAGTGGAGCGTGGAGCGATCGAATTCTTTCTGTTGCTGGCGGTGGGACAGGTTCTACTACTTCCTCTGATGCTCGCACGGCTCTGGGCCTTGGCACGATGGCCATCCAGAATAGCTCTGCTGTCAGTATTAGTGGTGGAACTCTCGCTGGTGATGGTGCTGGCCTTACTAATCTAGCTGCACCCAATGTAGCTACAGGAAATTTCAATCCTCAGAGGATGCCAGTCGGTGGATCATGGGCTACCCTCACAAGTAATCTAGTCGTTCCGGGGCATAGATTCTCAGTTGCAGGATTTGGAGCCAGTATCGTTGGAAGTGTGGGAAGTCCTGCATCTCTAGTCGATACTGACTTCGTGATGGTTGCATTTCACACTCCAGCTACTCTCCCTAGTCCATCAGGTAGAGCGGGCGCAATCTACGTAGTTAAGAGGTGGTCCGCAAGTGATATAGTCGTGAACTGTTCAGGCGGTGCGACTATTGATGGGGTCAGCACTTATACACTACGTAGAGATTTCGAAACTATTATGGTGCAGACCAATGGCACCGATTGGTTTATCATTGGTAAATCAGGAGGAGGCTCTGTGCGAGACATATTCCATGGCGATGTCTCATTCGGCACTGGTGACTTGACTCATGATTCAACAGTCACCTGGGAGGGTGGAACGCCCGCGTCAATCGATGAAATCTCTGTTAACTTCGGGGGACCTGCGGCGTCGGATGGAAACGGAAACGCAAGCTGGTTTGTCGGTTACGAATGGATCAGCACTACTGTCATTCGATTCTACAAGACAAAGGGTGGTGGAACTGGAACTGCCCCTCTCGCATCCGCTCATTATTTCACGGCGTTCTGGCATGACGGTGTGTCGTAATGGGGCAAGACATACTCCTACTCCTGATTGGAGCGTCCGTTAGCATCCTTATCACGGTCGGTTATCACAAAGCGGTCATTCAAAGAGCAGTAAAAGACATAGAAGATTTAGGTAAGAAGGTTGATATGCTCGAAGCAGATCTCGAGCGGACATATGCTAGGAAAGATACCATCCAGGTTGAGTTGGATAGTATTAGAGAAATGCAGGAGAATCTGGCTGAGAGTCAGAAAGAGATAGTTGTTGACGTGAAAGCCTGCACAGTCTTAGTTAATCAGGTCCTAATCAATCTAGCAGGAATTTCGTCAAGTAGAGGTAGAAGCCGTGAGACTTAGGGAGTTTCAAGATTCAGACATCCCTCGTATCAGTGCTATCTGGGAGAAGCATCATTCGACGGACCATTCTCTACCAGATCGTCAAAACTCCATAGTTGATGCTGTGGTAGAGGATGACGCTGGAAACATCGTAGCCTATGGACAGGTCAAACTGTTTGCAGAGGCCATGCTATTCCTCGATTTTGATTCGTCGAAATTAGCACAAGGCGAGGCCATCAAGCTACTCATGCAAGAGGCGTTCAGGGGCACGAGAGAGTTTAGATTGAAAGATATCTATGCTTTCATCAAAGACCCTGCATTCGCTGATTTGATAGAGCGGCATTTCGGTTTTCAGAGGACTGCGTATCCTGGTGAGCTTCTTCTCAGGAGACTTGACTAATGGGTGGGGGCAAAGAGCAAAAGAAGACCAATCAGATGTTGGATACGAGTGCTGCGACCCAGAACAGGGAACATACTGAGGATCGTGGCGCAATTCAACAGAAACAGACTGAGGCCGATACTACATCCGCTGAATCTCGGAAAGGCTTCGAGGATAATCTGGCGGACTTCAAGACTCGCGACTACTCTCTTGGTGGAAGTTATCACAGCGATTACAATCCAAACTTCACCAGGAAGTATATGGAGAACTTCGCCGAGACAGGTGGGGTAGATCCAGCAACCTTCGATCGATGGCGTGGTGGGGGAGTCTACGATGAATTCTCCAAGACCGGAGGAGTTTCAGAGGGAGACAAAACCAACATCCGATCACGAGGCGCATCAGTTATTCCTGCCTATTATGATGCAGTCAACCGAGACGTCGACAGGGCTGCACTGGTCGGTGGAAGGATGGGTCCGGGTGGTCTCGCGCTCAAGGCCAAGCTCGCCAGAGAAGGAGCAGCTGCCTCTGCCGATGCCGTTCGGGACACAGAGCTAGGACTTTCCGATACGATCAATAAGGGTAGGATGTGGGGAACGGAAGGGATGAGTCGTTCCGAGTCTGATCTTCAGGGTGCCCTCCAGCGTGGTAAGATGTTTGGCGCTGAGGGTATCAAGGGGATTGAAAGTGACACAAATAACATCCTCTCCAATCAGTCCATGTTCAATGCTGGTCAGGACTTCGGGCAAGCGAGATTCAATAGCGGCGTCACAAGCGACAGGGACAAGACTGCTCTTGCCGCTGAAGGTGCCCTCTACGATTCAGACCGAGATTACAGCATGGGTCTGGAAGGTCTGGGCTTGGACGAGCGTAATAGCTACAATGCAGGACAGGCTGCGCTTATCCAGAATCGAATGGGTAACAACCCGAAACGCGATTGGTTCGGCACTATCATGGGTGGTGCTGGTCCGATCATCGGTGGGATTGCAGGTATCTAAATGATCACATCCCCAATCGCCCAAACCCGACTCAGAAGCATCTTCGGTCGTCGTCCCCCTATGAGTGAAGGTCAGATGGGGAGAGAGCAACCGATGGATGAAGTTCCACGGCCAAACGCTGATCCTGGAATGACTCCTCCTGTTACTCGGCAGACTCAGCAGGGCCAACAGCCTGGAGCTGAATTCTACGATGCTGTTCTCCGTGCTCGTGGAAATATGCCTATCACATCACAATACAAAACAGAGCTAGGACAGACACCAGTCAGAGAAGACTACAAACCCTCAGGCTGGAGGAAGCTCGCATCGGCAGCCGCAGGTGGGGCGATGGGAATGTCTGGAGATGCAAGAGGTGGGGTCGAACTCGCTTCAAACATCAACAACTCTCCCTATCGTAATGCCATGACAGACTATTCAACTAAGCTCGCCACTCTTGAACGTGGGGCTGGCTTGGAACAAAGAGACGTGGACAATGAGACAGACGCAATCAATAACGCGTATCGGCTTGGTCTCACATATCAACAGTTCTTGCACAAGAAGGACATTGACGAGCAGAATGCTGACACCGCTGGTCGTCGCGTCGATGTGGATGCTCAGAGGGCTGATGCCTATGATCGCTACGTCGATAAATCAGTATATGATCAGGTCCAGAAGCCTACGGGAGTTCTGTTCGTCAATAAGAACAACCCGACCGATACTCGATTCATCCCCGGCGAAACCATCGCTTCCGTCAACGCCCAAACACAAAAGGGATTCCTTGGAGTAGGTCAGAGGAATGCCGGGACAGCAGCCCGAAATGCAGACACTAATGCGCTCCGTGCTACGAATGACGTTCAGATGGATCGCGAGAACTTGGCTCTTCGTCAAAGACAGGTCCGCGTAGCCGAGCAGAGAGTTGCGAAAATCACAGGCGCCAATGCTACTCAGGTCGCGTCGGCAAGGCAGACCGCACTGAGGAATATGGCTGCCGATCCAGCTTACAGAGATACTATCCAAACCGGCGACTTCCCTGACCTCAAGGGGGATCTCGAGCCAGCAGAATTCGATGATGCCATCAAGGAACTCGAGGATCGAATGGCAGAGATCCTCAAACCGGGGTCAGGCCAATCTGATGACGACAATGACATGGAGGAATTCTAGATGCCCTCCGAAACAAGAGAACAGCGTCGGCAAAGGAGACTGGCAGCTGCCTCCCAAGATACTGGGAGCAATCAGAGTCTTCGAGATTATTCTGCTATGGGGCTTAGGGGCGCTAGTGGGTTTGTGCCTGGAGGTCCGTGGGGTGCTGTGGCTGGTGGACTTGCTGAGACTGGTGCTCAATATCTAGAAGGCAAGGGATACAGCCCTGCTAGGATTGGAACAGCTACCGCTCTAGGATTCATCCCATTCGGCAAGACTGCATCCTTTGGGCGTGGGATGCTCAAGGGTGGAGTGATGGGTGTCGGTTCTCAGCAAGCATTCTCACAGACGGACCGAGGTCTCCACATTCCTGATGCAATGGAACTCTCCAACGAAACCCTCCCGGCAGCGATGGGTGGAGCAGCAGGTGGTGGAGTCGGTGGAGCAATTGGTGCTCGTGCAATGTCGAGGGCCAAGACCATTCCTCCGCCAGCTGACATTCCATTAGAACCAGTCGAGCCATTCACCAGGAAGCCAACTGCTATGAGGTCTTCACCGGAGGATCTCGACAATGTAAGGAGGGCAGTTGGTCCTGAGCTTCGAGAGTGGCGTCGTAATCCACAGTCTTTCGATGCTCAACGTGCTCAGGCTCTTGCAGATAATCTCCATCAGTCGGGTGCTCCGAATGCTATGGAGCTTGCCGAGGAAATCTACAGGAAATTTTCAGACGCAAAGGTTAGCCAATTTCGACCAGATGAACCGGGTCGTGGTGTTGTAGGAGATCGTCTCAAGTCCTCCCCAAGAGAAGAGACTATTCCAGAACGAGATCCGGGAGTAACCGGTCACGTTGGAACTAGGGCTCGCCTTGAGGGAGTGGATGAGTTTGGTGGGGGCACATACTTCAGTCCAAGTAATGCTCCTGTCAAGCCGATGCGATCCTCAGCAACTAGACCAGTAAAGATGAAGGGAGCAAAGAGAAGTGGGAAAAGTAGTGCGCCTCAACGACCTTTCGCCCCTCCAGTATCAGAGACTCCAGCGGCATCTGCTCCTCCAAAGGCTCAAAGAACTTCTGGAGTATCGCCGATTCCAGATGTTGACGATCCAGCAAGGCCATATGCATCCGCTCCTGCAAAAGATCTCGAATTTCTCGCTTCTCAAGGAGATACCCGAGCGATCTCTGAAATTGATCTCCGGAAGGTTGGACGCTCGTCAGGAGTAATGGATGAAACAGGAGAAGCCGGAGTCAACGTCGGACGCACTAAGGCTTATAATTCTTACCTCAAGGAGTGGGGTAAGGACGGTGAACTTGGAGAGGCTGGGGAAAAGCCACCTCTACTCGATGATCTCGTCTCTTGGCGCGACCGAATGTATGACATGGGTGCATCAGGAGCTGAGATTGATTCCGCTACAAGGAAAGCATTCCGCTCTGGGGTTTCACCTGCAAGATTCGATAATCTGTATGAATTGAACGACCATATCAGTAGGTCAGGTCAGGCTCCAACTGGAAGAGCAGGCCGATCATCTCTCATGCATCTGGCAGTGGATGAAATGGGTGCGGCAGGAGATGTAGCTGGAGCTAGGACAAATCTACCAGCCTCAAACAATGTTCAGCGCACGAACAAATCACGCCCTTTCAGCGACCGCTTCAGTAAGCCCATGTCCCGGAGCCTGAAGCGAGCAGATGCGCACACTCCGGGATTCGCTGGGAAGTTTGGCGATTGGGTCAATGGAAGAAGAGCGACGAGAGCGGAGGGGATGCTCAAGGCTAAGGAATTCAAAGACCTGGATGCACAGGGAATCGAGGGAATCAAGCAGTTCCAGGCAGGTATCAGGACAGGGAAGTATGCAGATGTTCAGAAGTATTTCGATGAGAAGCATGTTCAGGTTGAGCAGTCTGGTATCCGCTTAGGCTTCAAGGAGAATTACCTTCCACAACTCTGGGAGAACTCTGCCGATGAAGTCTTTGCCGCCGCCAGAAAGCTGGGACTCAAACCCCGATTCACTCTTCAGTCTGTTCTTGAGAATTATCAGGCAGGTATCAATGTCGGACTCAAACCGAAGTTCAAGAGCATCTCAGATCTCGTTGGTTGGTATGAGAAAACAGCTAACAAGGCTATGGTCGATCGTCAGTTCTTCGACTATCTCAAGCAAAACAATCTCATACAACCCAAGAGTAAGGCTCCTGCAAATGGAACTTGGGAAGCTCTCGATCCAGATCATTTCCCTATCCAGAAATTTCAGGCTAAGGGGAAGGAATTTCAGGGAGTCCTTATGGCTCCTAAGGAAATTGCAGGGAATATCAATAACTACCTTCGTGAGCCCCAGAATAGAGTTCTCGATTGGACGTCGGACGCAGCATCGCTTTCTAAGAACTACGCCATGTCCGCCGGAGTCCCAGGGACGGGTATCAACGCTCACGGTTTCAACATTCTTGCCCGTAACATTATGGGTAAGGGTCTGCTCAAGGGGGGAACCGAAATGGCCGGTTACATGGTCAACCCCAAATCAGCAGCCCGAGACCTTGAGGGGTTGATGCAGACTGCTCCGGCTGCCATGAAAAATGGCTTAACTCTCACAACGGAAGGGTTCGAGCTGGGGCAGAACAATCTCAAGGAATTGGTATCGAGTCTGGGAGGGAAAGGCAAAATCACTGACAATCGAATCCTCGACTTCCATACCAAGTATTTCGAGAAGCCTCTGTTTCATGAGATCATCCCGGCTCTCAAGTTGAAGTATTACAATCAGTTTAGTAAGGAGCTCCTAGCCAAAGGGATGAGTCCAACCGAGGCTGGTAGAGCAGCAGCAGAAGCGACCAATACCCTCTACGGAGGAATCAATTGGGAGGCAATGGGACGCAACAGAGACGTGCAGAACCTCTGGCGCACCATCTTCCTCGCCCCCGATTGGTTCGAGACTAATGCGAGGATGGGTCAGGGAATGGCGCAAGCTATGATCGACCCGAATACACCACAGGGGAAACAGTTTGGACGAGTTGCCAAGAATATCCTCATCGCCTATGTCGCGGCCAACGTGGCAAATGTCGCTTCCTCTGGTCATCCCATGTGGGAGAACCCTCCAGGACACACGCTTGACGTGCAGCTCGGAATGTCAGGGGATAGAAACCGCTACCTCCGTCCATTCGGAACGGCAGCTGATTTTCTCAGGTTGCCACTGGATACGATGGTCGCGGCGATAAAGGACAAAGACATTGGGCAGGGAGCTAGGATCGCAAAGAACAGACTGTCCATGCCCATTAGCTCAGCAGCAAATCTCCTGCTCAACGTAGATGATTTCGGCAAGCCAATTACTGGTCGAGATGTCTACGGTAGGAAGATCCCAATGCAGCAACAGGTCGCAGGCGTAGCGAACGAGGTAGTGGGACCATTCACTCCTCAGTATGTCAGGAATCCTGCTTTGTATGCAACTGGTCGTCAGAATGCGGAGCAGGCAATTGCGGGAACCGCTGAAAGCCCACTCCGCTATGCAAAACCACCGAAGAAAGAGGGTAGGACTAGAAGCAGGGTAAGGTCACGTCAACGTTAAAGGAGTTGAAATGAGTGCAATGCTTTGGAGAATTATCATCGCTGTCATTTGCGTGATCATCGTTTACACCCTGATCCCACCGTTCTCTCGGATCATTGGGTTTGGCGTATCAAGCGACGTGATGACGATTCTGAAGGTTTGTATTGCAGGATTGGCGGTCCTCTATGTCATTAAAGGACCACCTCCCCTTAGCATCCCCTAGTCGTTCCCCAAATCATGACGAGGACAAGGAGTAAAATCCAAAGCCTCGTCATTGTCACTCTAGTGGCGGCAGGTCAGCCACATTACTGACCACCTCAATCTCGACGGAAGGACCAGACGCTAGATGACAGGCAGTGACGCCTTCACAATCTAGAAGTGCTAGGACCAATCTGTTAGCACGGTCCTTTGCTACTTCCGATTCCCTATCATCGACCTCCATCGCAATCGTGAATTTGAATCCCATTAGTTCTCCTTCTCCAGTTTGTTGGCTTCCTCTCGCTTCTCGCAAGCCATCTGATGGTAGTGAGCGCGGCGTTCAGGTGACACCCAGTTCTCTGATGAAGGACCATCTGTAGCACTTACACTCTCCTCCATCCGATCAGCAGCAGCTCGAAGTGCTTTGATTTTCTCTTCTTTAGTCATGATTCTTTTTTCTCCGCGATAGTTTTTTCATACCGCTGAATGACGATTGGTTCCAGATACCACCAGACCTCCATCTTACCCTCGACTCGTTTCGCTTCCTCTCTGATTGCCTTCTGTGCTTTTAAACTCTCCGCAATCTTGTCGAGCTCAAACATATCAAAATACTGCCAGTGCTTCTGACCCATCGCGATCCGGGTCATGCCGTAGTCACTTTCCTTCCGACTAAGCAACTCCCTAATAAACACCGCAGTTCCAGGTGCCGCTGCCGACTTACCACCGGAAGTCATCGCAACCTTACGAGCGCCAGGAACGAAATCCTGACAGGCGATGATCGCTTCTTTTATGTCTCCAATTTCGAGTCGAAGGTCAAGCCCCCTTGCCAGTGAGAGGAGCATGGCTGTCTTAAGGATATGATCATGAAGTCGCTCGATAGTCCCTGTGGTGTCACTATACTCACCCGCCGAGAACTGTGTATACCAACGGTCGTAGAGTTCCTTTCCGTCATGACTCCAAACGAACTGACCTTTAACTTTTGAAATCTTGAAAAGGTGCTCAGACAATAGATTAACGTCTGGTATGTGGTCGGGACGTGATGTGAGAGAATTAACACCCGCTTTCTTGTCCGCGTGGATAATGAATGTTCTAGCGACAAATCCTCCGCCCATTGCATTATCAGGGACAGCATCCTTGAAATGACCTCGT